CTATATTTCCGTCTTCAGTCAAATACCATTCATTTAATTCAGGTTTATATTCTGAAAGATCTACACCATTACTTTCTTTAAGAATCTTAATTAGTCGTTTATCGCTAATTTTTGTATGTTCCTTAATGAGATACAATGCCGCGGCGTAACGTGCTATTGTACTTTTACCTAAAGGGATTTTTCCCAAAAGCCTTCGAATATTAAATACTAATTTATGAAAAATTGTGTATGATGACTTTTCTTTAGGTGTTTCAGGTTTTTTAAGCTTTACTCCTTGATCGTCTACAATGCCTTGTTTAAAAGCTTCGGTTTTTATCCATGGCATCGTCAACAGACGAAGAAATCGTAGTGCATAAAAAAAGTCTGGTCCTCTAAATAATCCCATAATTATATTTCTTTCAGTTTATTAGCTATATTCAAATCAATATTTATATCTTGATAAGTGTTCGGTTGTAAATAATTTAAAAATACTATAAATGTTTTTAGCGCAGGCCAAAGGTCTTCATCTATTTTATGAAATAACATACGCGTTGCGGCATGAATTTCAAACACGTTATAAATTAAAATTATGTGATTCAGTATTAGTTTTTCTTGTATTTTTCCGTGATCGCGATATCTTCTAAGTAGTCTTACTACGTATTTAAAAGCTGCCAAATCACTATAAAACTCGTCCATAGATAGACATCTCGCATTAGTGTAATATTTAGCGGCAAATGTTTTAAAGTTTTGGCTATTCAGTTCGTCAAATAACAAATTATCCATACGGATTTATTTATCATTTCTTTCTACCCTTAAATGGGTTCATATTACCTTTAATCTGGTTAGCGTCGCTTTTATCAATATCACCTTTCTTTAAAGCCTTATCAATCTTTCTATTAAGGTTTCCGCCGTGTCTTTTGTATGCGTGTTTTCCATATTTAAGCATCGGCTCAGCCATCATAGAAGCCCATTTGATTTTTGCATCAACAACCTTTTTCAAATCTGCATCAGAAAGGTTAGACAATTGCTTAACTAGATCTTTCCAATCTTTGCTATTTGGATCAATGGTTTTTAATGCATTGTACTTTTTAGCAAGTGACGCAACATAATTATCAATCTTTGCTTCATTAACAGGAGGTTCATGACCCCACCCTAAGGCTTTTAATCTTTCATGATCTTCAGGCTTTTCGGCTCTTTCCTTTTCTCCTGTTTCTGGATCGTACATCCAGTGAGGTTCAAATCCCTTAGACTCACTTAATTCATCAATTTTTGTAGATTCGTTTGGCTCTGGAATATCGTAAAGGTCTACATAATTGCGGCCCTTCTTAGAATACACTTTTTGGACATAGAAGTTTTTACCACTAGTAAAGTAATACTTCATAAAGAGGTTCTTTTCCAATTCTACGAATCCGCTAGAAAAAGAAGCTTGTTTAAAATCAGCTTTTGGATACAACTTAAGAACATCAGCTTTATTTTTTGCTTTTTCAAGTTTTTTATCGTAACTACTTACAAACTTTGCTTCATCAACCTGAACCTCAGATTTTAGTTTATCTTTTCAACCATTAGATTCTTTCTTCGCGTCCCTCGCGGCCTTCTTTGCGGCCTTCTTTTTATCTCGGACTGCTTTGATTCTATCTTTAGCTTTTTTTAATCTTTCGCGGTCTTTAGCCTTTTTCTCCATTTTGTCAGCCTTTTTTGTTGCGCGATCTGCACGGCCTGAAGTAGTGACACGAGACTTAACAGCTCCACCTATTTTTTTACCTATACTCTTAAGTATACCTTCTAGCATTTCGTCGAGCTCTTCATCGGACATTTCATCAATGCTCAATGATTTTTCGTTGCACAGATCAAGTAAAGATTCTTCAATAAAACCTGCAAGGAATCCGTCATCCTGCCAACCCATAGGATCTTTCAAAATGCCTTCGAGGTCTTTCTTTTTGCCAGAAAGCTTAACCAGTGGCATTCCACCACCAGGACCTTTCATTGTTATAATTTTTGCTTTAATTTTATACTTTTTAAGAAGCTTTTCAAATTCCCGCGATTTGGGATCGGCAGTGTCAACGTCAATAAATGCTTCATCAAGATCGGTTGATTCACCAAGGATTTTCTTAGCTACATCTACATCCATTTCAGTAGGGAATTTCTTACCTTCGAATTCAAATTCGTCATCACCAGCAACTGCGGCCTTTGCAGCAGCTTTGGTAAATTCATTTGCTTCGTCGATATCTTTTTCTTCAAGAGGTGTAGAGCCACGACGCTTTCCTTTATCAATCGAATGGAGATCAACAAAGTCTTTGTCTGAAGGCTGAACCTCAGTTTCTTTATTCATAACACGCTTTGCCGCTTCAGCAATATTAGCGAGTGCTTGGTCTTGTGGTTTCATAATAGTTTTTTTAATTTATAATTGAGTTTTTAAAATTTCGTAACTCACGGTTACAATTGTTTCAGATGCTCAACATGTTGAGCAAGATACTGATAATAATGCTGCTGCAGTTAATAGTAGTATTTTTTTAATCATAATTATTTTTTAGCTTTTAATTTTTCTACACGCTCTGCTTCTGCACGTTTCATTTTTGGCATTAGCTTTTTTGCGATCTTTTTAATGGCGGCCTTTTTCTTTTCAACCTTTTTGTCAAGTTGAATCTTTTGAGCAAATGACATACTCGCATAATCTTGACCGTCAGGGACAAATTTTTTGCGGATAATGTCAGTGGCTTTTTTCTGAGATCGTATTTTCAATTGAGCAGGTGAGGCCTTTTTGCGCATTGCGATCTCGCGTTTCTTTTTTATCTTAGGCATTAACCTTTTCATTTGACGACTTCTAGCAACTCGCTGAGAAGGTGTCAATGGTTTTTCAATAAGATAATCTTTAAACGTTTTCATTCAGGTGATCCAGTAAATAGCCAAGCTAAAGTAGCAACGGCTGTAGTGATTAATGCAGATATTGTAGTCCAAACGATAGATTTTATGGTCTTAATTGTAGATTCATTTTCGTGCTGAATATTTTCAACCTTGCGTAATCTTTCGTCCTGATTGACCATTTTTTGAAGAATCATACGAGTAGTCTCATCAAGGGAGATGATTTTTTCTTCAGCCCGTGCTAAAGCAATTACCGCTTCTGACATCCTATCGATTTTTTCTTCAATACGGTCTAATCTTTGTTTGTCTCCTTGATTCATTTCTCCCATTAGAATAATTTATACTATTTATAATATACTTAACCTCCAAACTCGTGGCCAGCGACGCGTTTCATTTGTTTTTCAAATTCTTTAAAATCAGGCTTTTTCTTATAAAGCTTGATTGAAATTTCTGGACGTTCTTTTCCTTTAATTCGCCATTTATAACCGTCTGCTTTATGCTCGTCCTTCGTTGTCTTTACTACACGACGTTTAAAACCATCTTCCCAAGTTTCTCCTTTGTATTTCCCTTCTCCCTCGTCTATAGATTCTTTCCGAACCTTTGCTGCTAAGTCTTTATCCGCTCCACCCCATGTTCCTTTACTTTTTGTAACAAAGGAATTGACTCGTGCATACGCCCATTGGTGAGGAGTTGCTCCTGGACGATGACCTGATTTCCAGGCGGCCATTCCCCTGTCAAACACCTTTTTCAATATGCCATATGGCATACCAGATTCTTCTGCTTTTTTCTTAAGACCGGCAATTTGTTTTTCTTCAAGTGGTGTGAGCTTTTTGTACGCTTTAACTAAGTCATCTGTACCTTGATCTAAAGCTTCCTTTTTACCAAATTTTTTGTGATACGCTTTTGTGTGTTTCGAAACCTTTGTCTTTGACCGAACATCTCCAGGTGCAGGCTTATAAGAACTTGGGTCATCATCATCCATTTTAGCTTGCTTATTAAACTGAGCTTGACGTTTTGCAGTGGTTGATTTTGATAAACCTTTTTTATAAGAAGGATTAATTTTTTCAATGAAATGTTTTTTATTATTTGTATCAACAACGTAATTTGACTTTCTTTCTTTAATTACGATTTCTTTATTAGACTCGGTGATTGCAGTATCTCCTACATTAAATATTTCGCCTGAAATATACTCTTCTCTTTTCTCTGAAAGACTTGGGAGTTGAACATGCTTACGAAAGCTAACCATTTCTTTTAATCCCAATCTTTTTCGAATTAGATTAAATAGAGTCATGTCTTCTCCGTATTCCTTTGGCAACCCTTGACTAAATGCTTTAAAGTCTCCATCAATTGCAGCAGCACGCATTTTAGAAGCACTCATTCCTTCGACACCTTCTGCGTCTGGGTGTCTTATGCCTGCTGAAATAACTTCTATACCATCCTTAAAATCATAAAATCCGTGGCGGCCTTTAACACCATTATAATCTTTAAGGAGTTTTTGGAATTCCTTTAAGCGGTCAGAGCCAGCGACCATTGTTAGTTTAGTAAAACCTTGATCGTGTAAAATAGAAGCAATATGCAATGCAGTTTTTGCATTCTTATCTTCAATTATGTTTCTTCCGTGTTTTGGAAACATTTTACGCATAACACGAATTTTCTCTTTATACTTAAGAGGATTCTTCTTAGAATCATTTGATTGCGAAGCATATATACGATACTGATTTCCAATAGCTGCTGCTGCTACTTTGGTAATAAGCTTACCATGTCCAACAGTAGGAGGATTAAATCTTCCAAACGCAAAAACTATTGCCTTTACACGTTCTTCATTAAACTGTTTAAAGCCTTTAATGTTGTTTATTTTTTTCATCGTTCCCAACCTTTTATAACATCTTGTGAAAAATTGTTTGTAGAAAATTCTAATCGGTCAACTAGTTTAACTGCCCCATTAGTATTATAGTCGATCGCAACAAATCCTTCTGAACCTGTTACTTTAAAACCTTTTTTAGTTCTAATGAAAGTGTCAATTTCTTTTAACTTATCGAGTTTATTTATAATGATTAACTTAGCATCAACAATTGCATTCATTAGCTGAAACATCATGTCAAGGTTTTTTCTATTTTCCTTAGAAAAGAACTTCATTTCGTTTTCATTCTTCAGTGCTATATCTCGTTTGCCTTTATCACTTTTGCGCTTTTTGTACTCGGCCTTATGTTTTTTATCAAACCAAGCAATTAGATCATTTACATGCTTTGCAGTATTTTCAATACGCTCACGCTTTCTTACGAGTGTGTTATTAAATGTCTCAAGTTTGCTAGCAAGTTCTGGATTATTTTCTAACTCGTTAAGAGTTGTTGACTTAATCTTTTGGAAGATTTTACCAGCTTTTGAAAGTTGTGTAGTAACTTCTTCAGTATCTGCTTTAGTTAATGTTGCTGTACCAGAAAGATTTTTAAATCCAAGTCCAGCATCTTTTTGCCAAACACTTGATTTCTTTTTAAGAGAGGAAATGTCTACACCATAAGATGCAGTCATAGATTCAAAACTATCACCCTTGTAAGTTGTATGCCACACAATTCCTAAATTAGCTTTCGAAATTGTCTTTGCTAAATCAGAACCGGTAGGTACTGCATATACGAGTGTGTTAGGCTGAAATGTAATATACTTCTCACCGTCGATAGATTCAGGTTCAAGGTCTCCCTTTGTAAACATAAGATCTCCCTGAATAACGTCTTTAATACCAATATCTTTAAGTTCATTGAATGCTGTTACTAATTTGTCTGCTAAGTCGCCAGATGTATCGTTTCTCACATCGGCCTCTGACTTATAAACCATTGCTTTCGCGTTAAAAATACCTTTTTTAGCTACAAAAAACTTACCATCTGCAGGATCAATTCCGGCAAATACAGCAGGTGCTCCGTCCCACTTTTCAGTAACATCAGTTGAAGAACTAACTTTACCTGCTAACATATCTCTTAAAGAACGAAGAGCGAGAATTGCTTCTCTTGCTCCCTTAACTCCGCCGTAAATAACACGATCTTCAATATGTGTCATGTGTGTGTTTTTGCCGGAGCGCGATGCTTCTAATAGATTGCCACATATATCAACACTGTCCAATAGGTCTGTTACGGTTTTACCTTTCTCCCAAAACTTACAAGACCAATAACGTGCTTTCCACTTTGGGCCGGGATCTGTATCACACTGATGGCGAGCTCTAAATCCAGCTAACCTGCCGGGATCATCACGTTTAATCTCCATGTTAGGATCACCAAAACCAAGTTTTATGATGTTGCCTTTTTCGTTTTTTACATAAACGTAAAACTTTTTCTTTTTATCATTAGAGCGGAACGGTTTATTTAGTGTGACTTTTCTACCGTCATATTCTGCCTCGTTGATGTGTTCGATAAATGATTTCATTATTTCTCTTTTAAAATTACGTATGCGCTAGAATCAGAAGTAGAACTACCGGCATAGTTAATAATTTGAGTAACAAATTTATTTGCTTGCTGCCCACCCTTTGAAATTAGTTCTAACGCATAAAGGCCTCCGAGTTTACCGTGAATCCAAACATCAGCTTTTTTACCAAGCTTTTTTAATTCCTTTTTTACTTCTGTGTTAGATATTTTCTTATCAACTACTTGTAATAACTTAGTAAAATTTTCAACGGCGCGCTTATCACCAGATGCTATAAGTTTAGCTTCCTTTTTCATTTTACTATTTTTTGGAAGTTCTTTTCCGTAAATACGTCTTGCAGCATCTGACATAACTCCCCACGCTGCTCCTCCACCTCTAGAACCTTTACCTTTAATCTCAACTTTATGAGATCCGAACCCGGAGTTAGCTCGAATTTCACACCACCCGCCTTTAAATACAAGTATGTTAGATTTAGTTGTATACCATTCGCCACTCTTAAGAGATTTAATATGACTTGATACATATGAATAATCTTCGGTCTCGGGTGGACGCTCAACATTCTTTTCAACACTTTGGATGCCGCTCGATACTTTCTTTAGGGAAATACCAACTAGACGCTTTTGAAGATATAGATCAAGAATGTCGTTGTTCAAATCTTCAACTGTTGCGGTGTCGAGTTCTTTAAGTTTAAAGTCGCGGTCTGCAACCCAAATATCACCAGGATTCCACTTATCATCTGGAAGTGGTTTAAAGTCATTATTCTTAAATGCTGTGTTTTTAGCGGAGTAGATTGCTTTCATTAAGTTATCATCGCGATGAAAAGTCATACCCTTTTCAATTATACTATTCGCTATAGCATACTGCGCAGTAATATATGATGAAACTTGCCAGCTTTCGTTAATATTTAAAATATCTTCTAATGAAGTTTTTCCAACACTTACCTTTTTAAATGCCTTAGTTAATACTTTATCGGTGAAACTATCGATTGGCATTGTGTGTCCAATATCAAGCATTGCTGCCATCCAAACGCATTGTGCAGCTTCTCCAATAGCAGTTTGCTTAGTGCCTCCTCCTGCTCCTGCACCTCCACCAAAGGCTTTTGATTTCGCAAGATCTGATGTTGAATAAGTTTTTCCATCTGTACCCTCAAAAGAAAAAGACTTTCCATCTTTTCTAAATTGTTCGATACCATCTAAAACCTCTTGGGTATTTGCAACTACTACTGTACCGCCTTTAAATAACTCTAAAGGATCTCTTTTATTAACGATATTTGCTAAAATATCAAGTCGGGCGGTTCCTTTGTTAGGTCCTCCGGTTGCATCCTTTTTAAGCTGCGCCGGCGATAATCTAGATGCTTCTAATAAAAAAGCTGAAAAAGTTTTTAAATTTATCATATTACAATTAAATTGTATTTCTATTTATAATACTTATATCCTTAACAATACGATTAATAGTAAATCTATGAAGAAAGCCATCGCATATAAAGACCTTTTTCGCGGCCGTGCGCTTCAATTTCCCATGGTTGATCATAATAATCCATTTTAGAAATGTCAACATTTTTTCCTTGCCATTTACAAACTCTATTAGTGGAAAAAAAATCTTTTAGTTCACCTCTAGCATACTGCTTAACATGAACCATTTCATGAGCAACTGTCTCCATCATCGCCGTTTCGTCTTGCGTAGAATCAATACGTATAGTAAACTCTCTAGGTCTGTTACAAGAATCATCTTCCCAAATACAATCACCTGCAAGAGATTCCTTTTCAGTAAGGCGGCATATTAACTGTATCTTAATAGATAGTTTGCCGTAAAGTCTTGGCATTAGTTTTTTTACACAAAACTCAGATAACGATTTAACATTATTTCTTTTTCTTTTTCCGGAGCCACTTACTTCAACCATTTTGATCTAGCTCAATTCTACCACAAAAATCAGCTTCTGTAAATACTTTTTTTACAGAAAATCCACTTATTTTGGTGTTCATCTGAACATATCTAGATCTTGAAGGCTGAAAAGTCGCTATTTCCGCATGGTGCTGCAGGTGTCGTAATTTCATCACTAGATAATGTCTGAGCAGAATCTTCTACGTCAAATAAACGCATTTTTGCTCTGTCAA